GGAAAGGCAATGCCCGCGCTGTTTATCACGAGTGGCAGACGGACTCCCTTGCTGCGGCTACGACTGCTAACGCCCTTGTAGAAGGTGCTGACGCTTCTGACGCTGCTGTTTCGCCCACCACCCGTCTTGGTAACTACACCCAGATCGTTGGTAAGACCATCCGTGTTTCTGGCACGCTTGAATCTGTAGACAAAGCTGGTCGTAAGTCTGAAAAGGCTTACCAGATGGCTAAAGCTGCGGCTGAGATGAAGCGCGACATCGAGACGATCATTACTGCTAACCAAGGCCAAACGGCTGGTGACGCTACGACTGCTCGTAAGATGGGTTCGCTCCTCTCGTGGATTAAGACCAACTCCTCTGTTAACGGTACTTCCGTTACTGGTGTTGATCCCACCACGATTGGTGTTTCTACCCGTACAGACGGTACACAGCGCACCTTTACTGAGACCCTCCTGAAGGATGTTATCCAGCAGGTGTTTGTGTCTGGTGGTACGCCCACGCTGGCTGTTATGCGTCCTGCCCTTAAGCAGAAGGTTTCCAGCTTTACGGGTAACGCTGCTTACCGTGTTAACACCGACAACTCGGTTGGTAATGTGACCGTGGTTGCTGGTGCTGACCTGTACCAGTCGGACTTTGGTATCCTCCAGCTTGTGCCTAACCGCTTCATGCGTTCTAGTGATCGGGAAGTGCTTATAGTTGACCCAGAGTACTGTGCCTTAGCATATTTAAGGCCGTTTCAGACAAAAGACCTCGCAATTACAGGCGACAGCGAGCGGTCGCAAATTATTTGTGAGCTTACACTTGAAATGCGCCAAGAGGCAGCTATGGGTATCGTTGCAGACCTAGACGCTACTCTGTAGTAGTTGCTGTAAAATGGGGGGTGGGTAACTGCCCCCCAAATAAGGAAGCACATGAAACGACTAATGTCGCAAGACCTGGATACCCGTACGGCCCAGATTGCACACGATGATGGTGAAGGCAATGTCATTATTGAGACCGTTCAAGACATCAAGCCCTTCCTAGAGCAAAACAAAAACTCCTACGCGCAGATCGATGAACGAGCGCGGTGGGGAGAGTTCACACAGATTGCGAGTATTCCTTTCTCGGTCATCCAAGACCTGAACAAGCAGGGAATACTTAAGGGATTTCATATTGTTGACCCCAAGAAACTTAAGGCTTGGTTAAACGATCCTGATAACCGCTTCTTTAGAACTCGACCTGGGAGGATTTAATGCGAGTAGCAATTTGTATCCCGTCACGCGGGGATATGATGGTAGGAACGGCTTTTGACCTAGCAACAATGTGCGGGTATGACTCGCGGTTTAGGGATGGCACACAAGCCATTTACACGGTTGCGGGTACTCTGATCTTCGACCAGAGGAACAAGCTGGCTGAAGCGGCATTAAACGAGGGTGCGGACTACATTCTGTGGGTGGACGCAGATATGCGGTTCCCTAAGAATACTATCGAGCGTTTAATGGCTCACGATAAGGACATTATCGGGGTGAACGCTACGACTAGAAACATTCCTGTGGCTCCTACTGCGAAACACTTGGAGTGTAATTTTGAGACCAACGAAAGCACTTGGATACCTGTAAACAGTAAAGGAAAGACAGGGATCGAGAAGGTGGCTGCGATTGGTTGCGGAGTGATGCTTTGCAAGGCAGAAGTATTTAAGAAGACAGCACAACCTTGGTTCTGGTTTTACAACCTCAAAAATGGTAAAACGCTAGGGGAAGATGTGCATTTCTGTATTGCGGCTCACGATGCTGGATTTGAAACTTGGGTCGATCATGGCCTAAGTAACGAGATTGGTCACATAGGCCAATACACCTATTCTTGGAGTGATATTAAAGATGGCTCTGACCAACTACAGCGACCTCAAAACAACGGTCGCAAACTATCTCGGAAGAAGCGATCTAAGTAGCGTTATTCCAGACTTTATCTCATTAGCCGAAATACGCCTTGCCCGCCAGTTGCGGTTAAGGCAGATGCTAAAAACCGTTAGCTCGTCCACCACGGGCGGGGATAGTACGGTAGGACTACCAAGCGACTTTCTTTCAATCCGCGATTTTTACATAGACCAGAACCCGCGACAAAGCCTCTCTTATTTATCTCCCTCATCTTTTACGAGAGATGCAAGGGCTGCTGAGTCTGGATTACCTGTGTTCTACACGCAGAAAGGCTCAGAATTTGAGCTTGCACCGATCCCTGATACGAGCTACACCTTGGTGATGCTTTACTACGCAAAACCAGAGGCTTTATCCGATTCCAATACCAGCAACGAGTTTATGGCGAATTGCCCAGATGCGCTTCTGTATGGAGCGTTACTGGAAGCCGAGCCATATTTGATGAATGATGCGCGGCTACAGGTATGGAGTCAGTTGTACCAAAACGCTGTGTCTGCGCTTGCAGAATCCGATAACACCTCTGAATACGCAGGGGTTCCACTTACTATGTCTGTAACCTCCCGCTAGGAGCAACAAATGGCTGAATTATCCGACTATTTAGAAAACAAACTGCTAGACCATGTTCTGCGTGGGACAAGCTACACCTCGCCCACCACAGTCTATGTTGGTCTTTACACATCTGACCCTGGTGACGACAACTCAGGTACAGAGTGTACGGGCGGTGCTTATGCTCGTCAGGAGCTTGCGGTTACGACTGCCTCTGGTGGCATTGTGACTTCTTCTGCGGATGTGACCTTCCCACAGGCAACAGACTCTTGGGGAACCATCTCGCACATTGGTTTGTTGGATGCTCTTACTTCTGGCAACCTTCTTATGCACACGCCCCTGACGACTTCTCGCGCCATTGAAACGGGCGATGTCCTCAAGATCAGCACAGGTAGCCTTACTGCAAGTCTTGACTAATGTCATTAACACTCGAGCAGTTAGATCAGTTTGGTTCGCTAGACGATCTTCCTTTTAGCTTAGATAACAATTGGACAGATGAAGGTGTTTGCGGGCCATTTACACTAGAAGGTTTAGACGCATTTGGTAGCATAGATTCGCTTGGATTTAGCCTTGATGATGCTATTTGGCTGTCCACCACCACCTGTGCAAAAGTTGCGTCTGCGGATGTAACGGGGACAGGAACACTAACAGCGGGTGCGGATTACAGGCTGCCAATCTTTGCGGCTGGAAGCATTGCTGGATTTGGATTTGTAGACGCAAGTATTAGTTTAGTAAGGTCTGCAAGTGGTGGCTTTTTAGGTTCTGGAATCTTAACAGCAGATGCAAATAGAACAATTAGCGTAGAGAGTGTTATTACATCGTCTGGGACGCTAATAAGCGAGGCTTACAGAGAGCGAACAGCAAGCGGAACTCTTGCTGGCTCTGGGGCATTGGTAGCAGATGGATTGCGGCAGAGGCTTGCATCCGCACAAATTACTGGTGTTGGTTCTTTAGATGCTTTGGCTGGTTTGGTTGCGGAAGGCCAAGCTCATGTTGTTGGAACTGGAGATTTAACTGTAACCTTCGGCCTTACACGGTTAGGCGGGGGTATATTTATAGGCGCAGGAACCCTTACTGCAACACCTTACCGTGTTGGAGAAGAGTGGTCGCCTGTTGCGGAAGATGCAAACACTTGGACTGCTACCACCGTAGAGGCAAACACTTGGACGGATGTGGCGGCAGATTCTAATACTTGGATTGCCATAGCTGCTGGCTCTAATTCTTGGGCATCACAAACTTCTGGATCAAATACATGGCTACAACGCGGGTAAATTTTACGGAGTGGCTTCCTGACCAGCCAGGGGTGACTGGGGCGTTAACCAATGCTCTGAATGTCTATCCCAAGGCTGTGGGTTATGGGCCTTTGCCTACAGAGGAAGATTACTCTAGCGCAGCCTCCGAGGACTTAAACAGCGTGTTTGCGGGTAAAGACCCGTCTGGCAACACAAAGGTATTTGCGGGGAGTTCTACAAAGCTATTCCTTCTGGACTCTACAGATTTGTCTTTAGATGATGTCTCTGGGACGACTTATACCGCAACATCCAAGTGGAACTTTGCACAGTTTGGCTCACTTGTCTTAGCGACAAACGACCAGAACATTGTCCAGTTTGCGGACTTGTCCACCACCACCATTTCTTTTGCTGACCTAAACGCCTCTGCTCCTACCGCTAAACTTCTAACAGTTGTGCGGGACTTTGTGGTTACTGGTAATACTTCTACGGGGAGCAATGAAGTAAGGTGGTCGGGCATCAACAATCCAACGGGAACATGGGGTTCTGTCGCGGTTACTCAGGCAGACTTCCAGACGATTCCTGACGGTGGCGAGATCCGAGGTCTAACAGGTGGCGAGTTTGGACTTGTCCTGTTAGAGCGTTCCATTGTGCGGATGAGCTATGTAGGAACCCCGTTCATCTTCCAGTTCGACAATATCAGTAGGAATCTAGGTTGTTATGAATCCAACTCTGTCGCGCAATGGCAGGGTATTACCTACTTCCTTGCGGACGATGGTTTTTACTCTTGTAACGGTCAGCAGGTAGACCCTATCGGTGCGGAGAAGGTTAACCGTTTCTTCTGGGATACGATCAGGGAAGACATGATAGACGAGATGTCTACTGCGGTAGACCCGTTCAGAAGTCTTGTTATCTGGGGTTATCCGTCACAAGAAAACACCTACAGGCTTCTCATATTCCATACTGTTACTAAACGCTGGTCTTACGCGGATACAAATGTGGACAGGATTGCAAACCTGTTTACCCCAGGTATTACCTTAGAGGGCTTAGATGCCATCTCTGCGTCCCTAGATGCGATACAGACCTCTCTGGACTCTAGGCAATGGGTTGGTGGCAAGTTCTTATTTGGTGGCGTAACAGGAGCCAAAATTAGTACCTTTTCTGGCCCGAATAAGACCGCAAGGATTACCACAGCCGATTTAGAGACGGACGGTAATAAGAGCATGGTGACGCTTGCCAAGCCGATTATTGACGGTGGCTCTGCGAGTGTGGCGATTGCCTCCAGACAAAACCTATCCGAGGCGGTTACCTTTAATACTGCGGTTGCGGCAGATAGTGAGAATAGGGTTGGATTAAGGTCATTGGGAAGGTATCATAGAGTTCGGGTAATTCCGTCTGGGGAGTGGACGACTGCAATTGGAACCGAGATTGAGATTCAACCAGCAGGGATGCGGTAATGTTTCGTAGGCTACCTACATTTGGTGGCGACCCTCGCGCTGTTGCGGAGATTCTCAACGGTGCGATGGACGGTAAGACCAACAATACTGGCACGATCACACTCGAGACGGGTAACGCGACTTCTACGACTTTGTACGATGCGCGGATCTCCATAGAGACAAAGATTGTTCTTATCCCGTTCAGTAGCGCGGCTTATGCGGACGCTTCTCCATTTGGTGAGTTCTCTAACAACAATGGTCAGACTGCTCCGAGTACAGGAACATCTGCGGTTGTGGAGTGGGACTCTACGGACAAAACCTCTGGAGTTTACTTAAGCAATACCACGCGGGTGAATGTACGCAACGCGGGCACTTATTCTGTTCAGTATGGCTTGCAGTTAACTAACGCGGCAAACGATGGACAGTACGCAGACATCTGGTTAAAGAAAAACGGAAGTCTGGTGGACAACACAGGCAAGCGGTACTTCTTACCAGCAAGAAAGTCGGCCTCCGAGCCAGCCCATGTGGTTGCGGCTTACGAGACCTTGATTACGCTTGCGGCTGGTGACTATTTAGAGGTTGCTGGTTCTGTAAGTTCTATAGATGTCACGCTAGAGTATTTTGCAGCAGATGCGGGCATTCCTCGTCCTGCGATACCTGCGGCATCTGTTGTGGTTAAGTTGGTTTCACCTCTTGCGTACTCCAACATCTTTGTTTCCTCTCAATCTGCGGGCGAGGCAACCATCAGTCATTACGCAAATGACACCGCAGACAAGACTTACGCATATATTTTGATAGGGTAAAGACATGGCACTCACACCAGAACAAGTTGCGGCTTACGATGTAGGCTCGGGCATCGGGATGAAGAAACTCGATGAGCTTACCCAGATGGGCGCAACACGCCAGCAGATTTTAGACATTGCTAGACGCGCACCTGTTGTTGGGACGCGCTTGCAAGAAATCTTCCCAGAGTTGTCTCAACAGGCTGTGACTGCGAACCTTCCTCCTCTGCGAGGGACTGCTGCTGGTGATTCTTCTATCGACCCCACAATCCGTCCTTATCTTGAGATGGGCCTACAACGGGCAGAACAATTGTTCTTTGGCCCACCACCTCAGTTCTTCCCTGGCCAGACCTATGTTTCCCCTAGCGAACAAACCCTTGCGGCATTGCAACAACAAGAAGCCCTAGCGAGACAAGCACAACCCGCTTTAGAGGCTGGACAGCAAGCGTTTTTAGGTGGTCTTTCTGGATTACAGCAGACTGCGGGCGGTGCGTTTTTAGGTGGCTCCCCAGGCCAACAGGCAGCGATAGAAGCGGCTACCCGTCCGATCCAACAGCAGTTTGAGCAGGTTACGCTTCCTGGCGTTTCCTCCCAGTTCTCTCGTGCGGGTCGTTATGGATCAGGCGCAATGGAGAGGGCTATAGGAACGGCTACAGAGGCAACAGGACGGGCTTTAGGTGATGTTGCTTCTAGCATTGCTTATCAGGACTACGCAAACGAAAGAGCAAGGCAACAAGCGGCCCAAGGTGCGCTTATCCAAGGTGCGACATTTGCCCCCCAGATTTACGGACAGCAGTTCTTGCCTTCTCAGCAGTTGGGTCAGGTGGGCGCGGCTAGGGAGCAGATTGCGGGTATGCCCTTGCAAGAGCAGATGCAGAGGTTCCAGTTTGAGCAGCAAGCACCTATCCAACAGCTTCAGTCGTATCTATCTTCTGTATACGGCAGCCCGATGGGTGGCTCTAATGTTGTTCAACCGCAGGTGCAAACAAATCCTTTCACTCAAGCCATCGGTGGTGGAACCCTTGGTTATTTGGCGGGGCAATCATTCGGGTTTAATCCCGTATATGGTGCTGGTATTGGTGCTGGATTAGGGTTGTTAATGTAAATGGCACTCTCTCAAGAGCAGTTTAATCAGTTGTTGCTGGATGCTGAAGACAGTACGGGCTTTGGCATTAACAGATACAACGAGCTAAAAGATTTAGGCGCGACCAACGAGCAGATTGCCCAGATTGCGGCTAATGCTCCTGTTATCGGCCCTAAAGCAAGAGAAGCGTTACCTGAGTTGCAAGACATCTTCTACACAAGAATTAGGGGTGAGCTAGAAAACCAATACAACAACATTGTAGCAATTGGAAAGGCCCAAGGTAAGGACACAACTTATCGTGGGCGTTCTAGCGACCTGCCAACAATTTTTAACCAACAGGCAAGGCAATTAGCTAGTGCTGGCGTTTCTAGCATTACAAACCTGCGGCAAGGCTCAGAGGATGTTCGTACTGGTGAAAGATTTGGCAATGTTGTTGTAGGCCAGAATCCTATTCTTATAGACCAAACAACAGGCCAAAAGGTAAGCACAACTAACCTCGGTGGATCTATTGCGATAGACCGAGATACGGGCGCACAGAAGTTTGGCGACATCTTCTCTGGTGTTAAGGGTGGTGCTAATTACGGCATCCAGTTCGCCTCTGATGGCTCCCCCATTCTATTCCCCGTTTGGGAAAAGACTAAAAGCCCGATTGCCCAAGTTGGCTTAGAGTTTTTAGAGCCTGTTATTGAGCCTATTGTAACTGCGGCTGGATATTATTTTGGTGGCCCTGTTGTGGGTACGGCAGTAGGAAATACTTTTGGTCAATATCTTGCCTCTGGCGAGGTAGACCCCGAAAGGGTGGCTATAGCAACGGCTGCGGCCTATGCTGGTAGTGAGATTGCTTCTGCTGGTGGTACTGAGGCAAATTTAGCAAATACTACTGGCGGCATGACTGGAGCCGATTATGGCTTCCAAGTAGCCCAAGACACAACATCTGCAAACCTTGCTGGAACAACTGCGGGGATGACTGGTGCTGATTATGGCTTCCAAGTGGCGGCTGAAGCTGGTGCGCCTATATCTACTGCAACCGCTGTACCATCTGGAGAGTTGGCCTTCCCTGGCAGAGAGGTTGCCGCAAATGCAACCCCCGTTCCTGGCTCTTTCCAAGAGGCCCTTCCTGGTCTTGGCGTAGAGACTGCCTCAAGTGCTGCCCCTTATACTGCGGCTCCTGGCTCTTTCCAAGCGGCTGTTCCATCTTTAATTGCACCTGCTGCTGCGGCTGGCTCATTCGGAGTTGGTGATGCTCTCAGGCTTGCTAATCAGGCACAAAGTTTATTTGGTGGACAACCCCAGATGGGTGGTCTTTTAGGTGGGCAACGCGGTGGTGGACAACCTATGGGTGTGGACTATTCTGGTCTGCTTTCTCTGTTCCAGAGTAGGACAGCGACACCCAATGTAGCTCCGCTTTTAGCCCCTGCGGTGAATCCCTACCAGCCTTTACTAGGCGCAACAAACTTAAGTCTTTTAGGATAAACACTATGGTTATGCTACCTACTGGTTTACTAGACCCTATGGGATTAACCCCCGAGCAACAGGCTGCGGTGCAGAAGCAAGCCCAACAGAACGCTCTGCTTAACTTTGGCTTACAGGCTCTTGCGGGATCACAAGCAGTCGGATACAAGCCAAGCACTCTACAGGTACTTGGTCAGGCTGGTCAGTCTGGATTGCAAGCCTATCAGGGTACATTTGACCAGCAGTTACAGAATATGCTCCGTCAGCAACAGATAGCAGATTTGCAGAGGAAGCGGCAACAGGAAACGATGACGCAACAAGCGTTGAATAAAGTCTTAGAAGATCCACGGTTCCAGTCGCCAGAGTTCCAAGCGTTTGCTCGTGTTAATCCAGCAGAAGCACTTAAGACAGCAATTTCTTCACAAACTAGTGGCGCACTTGGGTTGGACGCGCAAACTCAAGCATTTATGCAGTTAACCTTTAATACAACAAACTTTGCAAGTCTTACGCCAGATGCTCAAAGGCGGGTTTTGCAATTTGCTGATGCACCGACTGCAACTAAGTCTGCTGAGTTAGCCCAAAAAGAGGCAGAGTTGCGTTCTGCGGGCGTTAAAGTCCCGCAACTTCCAATGTCTAGGGAGCAGCTTTTTGCGCCACAGCCAGAGGCCCAAGTAGCACCTATGCCTCAACCGGCACAACCAATGCCGCAGCCCACACCACAACCAACGCCACAACCAGCCGAGGCTCCGCGAGAGGCTCCAGAGGCAAAGGTCAACCCAAATGTTGGACAAGGTCTTGCGCCACGCGACAGGCTTGCATTAAAGGCAGATTTACAAAAGGCAATGCCGCGAGTAACAGATTCAGCACAAAGCGCATTGTTCTCTCTTAAAGACACAGCCGATATTGCCAAGAAACTATTGGCAGACGAGGAAGCGTTAGATGCGGTTAGTGCAAGCGGGATGATAAGCGGCCTTGCTACACAATTTGCTGCGACAAGGCCTGGAACAAAAGCGTTTGAGGCTAATGCTTTATTAGAGAATCTTCAAGCCCGTAACTTTGTATCTGAGATCCAGCAAATGCGACAAGACTCTCCTACTGGTGGCGCAGTTGGTTCTGTTGCTGTCCAAGAAATGCAATCATTGTCTAGCATCCCTGCGGTACTTAAAGCAGGTGCAAGCAAAGAGTTTTTGAAGGATCAACTAAAACAATTGGTTCGCAGATCGGAAGAAGCTCAGAAGAAGATTCTTAGTGCCTATGAGCGCGACTACACAAGTGCTGCAACATTGCGTAGTGCTTTAGAGCAAAGGTCTGTTGTCCAGACACCGCAAGGGCAGGTTCCGCAGGGTGTTACTGTTAAAAGGAAAAACTAATGCCAACCTATGAGGTAACAATTCCTGGTCAAGGCACATTTGAGGTGCAGTCCGATAGGGAATTAACAGATGCAGAGGCTTATCAGGCGGCAGAAGCGCAAGCACCAAGAACCGAGCCTGAACAAGCTGGAAGGTTTGCAAGTTTGCTTGCTAGGGGTGCGGCTGCGCCCGCTGGCTTAACTGCCGCTGGTGCGCTTATGGGTGCGCCCGCTGGCCCACCTGGAATTGCAGCTGGTGCGCTTATGGGCGGTGTGGCTATTCCTGTAGCAGATGTTTTGACAAACCTTTACAACCTTGCGGCTAGGGAGGATGTGCAACTTCCTTCTCAGGCTATTTCAGACTTTCTTACGCGCATCGGATACCCAACACCACAAACACGCGGAGAGCGCATGACTGTTGCTGGTGGCGAGGCTTTAGGGTCTGCGGCTGGCATGGTTCCTGCGGCTAGAAACTTAGCAGAAACTGGGTTGACTGCTGGTGGACGAGAAATGGGCAGGATGTTAGGTGCGGCCCCAAGCACACAGGTTACAACTGCTGCCCCATCTGCGGCTACAGCACAGTATGTAACAGAAGAGACTGGAAGCCCGCTTGCAGGAATGGCGGCAGGTACTGCGGTTGGAACTCGGTTTGGTCGCTTGCAAGGCCCACAACCAGCATCTGAATTACAGAAGAAGGCACAACAAGCATACATACGCGCAGATAATGCACAGGTTGTCGTTAAGCCAGACTTCTTGCAAGACTTTTTTCAGTCTGTGCAGAATAAAATTCGTGATGAATATGATCCTGGGCTTCACCCCGAACTTGGAGCGGTGTTAAAAAGATTGGAAACGGAGCAATCTAATTACAAAACATTGGGAGAGTTAGACAAGCTCCGCAGACTTATTTCTGCACCAGAAAAAATGTTTAACAACCCAGATCAACAACGACTCACGGCAATAATGGTTGACGAGTATGACGAGATGCTCAGAAACATAGACCCGCAAAAAGTAACATTTGGGAATGAAAAGCAGGGCGTAAAAGCATTAGAAGATGCCCGCAAACTTTACCGTGACTTTTCTAAGGCTCGTGTTTTAGAAGATATGGTAGAGAGAGCAGGAAGGCGGTCTCAGCAATTTAGCCAGTCTGGAATGGACAATGCCTTGCGCGTAGAGTTTAAGCAGCTTGCGGACAATAAACGCAGAATGGCTGGTTTTACTAACACCGAAAAGCAAATGATTAAAAACATTGCTGATGGTGGCGGCAACATAGAAAAATTCTTGCGTACTGTTGGCAAGTTTTCGTTTCGAGGTTCTGTATCCTCTTTGCCATATGGCGTTGGAACTGGTCTGGCAACTCAGCTTGGAATATCGCCAGAAATGGCTGTTGCCGGAGCAGGAACAACAATGCTAACAACTGCGGCATCTAGGCGTGGTGCAGAGGCTTTACGCGAGAGAAGCGTTGCGGAACTAATGGATTTAATCGCACAAGGTCAGGTTCCAAACTTAGGCACAAGAGCAAATATGATGTTAGAGCGTACAGGCCCGACTGCATTGCGCGGTCTTCTATCTTCACAGCAAGGAATGGAGTAACAAATGAGCAAGGACAAGCTATCAGACTACAGCAGTACCGCTGCGGACAACACCGACATAGGTGGGATTAACATTGCGGAGGGCATGGCTCCTTCTGATGTTAACAATGCCTTGCGCGAGCAGATGGCCCAACTAAAAGAGTTTATAGACGGAACTTCTGGTGATACCATCACAACCGCTAAGATTGTTGCGGATGCGGCTGAAGTTACTCTGCTGAACTATTGTATAAACGGGTCTGCGCTAGGCAATGTCGGCACATTAGCGACCACGGATATGTCTACAGCCAACTTCTTTTCTGCGACTGCGGTAGCGGATTGCACATGGGCGTTTACGAACCCTTGCACGACAGGTGACTTTGGTGGCTTTATTCTTGAGTTTACAAATGGCGGTGCTTACACTCAGAACTGGCCCGCAAGTGTGGACTGGCCTGGAGGTACTGCACCTACTTTAACTGCGTCTGGTAAGGACTTATTGTTATTTGTGACCCGTGATGCGGGAACGACTTACCACGGGATGCGAGCTTCTGAGGACTCTAAATAATGGATTTACTACCTATGCTTGCGGCTGCTGCTGGCAATGCTGGCGAGGAAGCAGACGAGGACTTTGCTAACACCGTACTATTACTCCACGGTGACGGTACGAATGGCGCACAGAACAACACTTTCTTAGATTCCTCTACCAACAACTTCACCATTACGCGCAACGGCAATACCACTCAGGGAACGTTCTCACCGTTCAGCAAGAGTGACGGGGCGTGGGCTAATTACTTCAGCGGTAGTAGCACAGGTATTCTTATCAATACCTCATTGACCGCTATCTCAACATCTGATTTCACCATCGAACTTTGGGTATATCCAATTTCGTATGGCATAAGTGGTTTGTCATGTCTTTATGACGAGAGGTCTGGATCGGTTAGTGCATTAGCTCCCTGTATTTATTTTGACGCAAGTGGTTTGTATTATTTTACAAACAATGGCGCACAGATAACTGCAAGCACTCTTACGTTAAACACTTTTTCACATATTGCGGTTTGTCGTAGCGGTTCTAGCACAAAGATGTTTGTGAACGGTACTCAGGTTGGGTCAACTTATACGGACACATTGACCTATGTTGCGCCATCTTACTTATATCTTGGAAGATTTAGCAATGTCGGTACATACTTTACGCAGGGGTATATTTCAAATGTGAGGCGTGTTCTTGGTACTGCTCTGTATACCACTAGTTTTACTCCAAGCACCACGCCATTGACTGCAATTAGTGGCACATCTGTTTTAACTTGCCAATCTAATCGGTTCAAAGACAACTCTACAAATAATTATGCTTTAACTATTGAGGGCAATGTAAAAGTAACGCTTTTCTCACCGTTCCCAATCACGACTGCTTACTCGCCTAGTGTGAATGGTGGTGCTGGTTACTTTGATGGAAGTGGGGATTATATTAGTATTCCTGATAATGCCGCATTTGCTCTTGGAAGCAATGACTGGACTTTAGAATGTTGGGTTTATATTACTGGTGGTAATAACGCACAGGTTTTTATCGGTCAGTATGCGGCGAGTGGTGCTGATTCAACTATTGGCTTTTTATTGGGGACAAACGCATCTCAATATCCCTATATAGCTTCATACATAAATGGGTCTTATCAGGCCGCAACATCATCTACCGTCTTATCTTTAAACCAATGGCATCATGTCGCTGGAACACGATCAGGCTCAACATTGGGAATTTTTCTTAATGGCAATAGATTAGCAACTACAACTGTTTCTGGTTCGTCTGTTGATTCAACTGCAATTGTTACCGTAGGGGCTGGGCAGTCTGGTTCTGCTGGTTTAGTGACTGGTTATGTTTCATCAGCAAGATTAGTAAACGGTACTGCAATTTATGATAGTGCAACTTACACAGTTCCAGCTTCTCCACTCACCGCAGTTACAAACACCTCCCTACTCTGCAATTTTACGAATGCGGGGATACTCGACAACACTTGTTTCAACGCTCTTGAGACAGTCGGGAACGCACAGATAGACACCACGACTAAGAAGTACGGGACGGGCAGTCTGAGTTTCGATGGGACTGGAGATAATCTTACTATTGCAAGCAACCCAAGTGTTTGGTTTGGTAGCGGAGCGTTCACCATAGAAATGTGGTTGTATCCAAATGATGCGGCAAGCGAACAAATGCTTGTTGCTGGTAGCGACACAGGTTCGTTATTTTTGGGAATGAACATTGATGGCGCAAACAGAATTGCATTGGGTCGAAAAGGTGTTGCGGTTGACAACCAAGTTAGCTACACCTATTCCACAGGTGCGTGGATACATTTGGCTTGCGTAAGAGATTCTAGTAACAACATTTACTTTTTTGTTGATGGTACTCAAGTGGGTTCAACTGGAACGAACTCAAATTCATTTACAAATTCAACGCTTAACATTGGTTTTGAGCCAACGCAAAAATACTTCAACGGGTTTATTGATGATCTGCGTATCAGTCGCATAGCCCGCTATACAACAACCTTCACCTCGCCTACTAAGGCATTTCCAGACTTGGGAGAATAACGATGCAAGTATTTAAGGACGGGCGGGTAGCCCATTACAAAGATTTCTTTCCTAACACCTCGTTCCCTGCGGGCGGGCCTACAGATTCCTTCCTAGCCTCTCACGGTGCTTATAAGGTTTCTGTATTCCGTGACCACAACAGAGCCACACAAAAGCTCGTGCCTTGTTCTCCTGTAGTCGAAAACGGGTTTGCTTATGTGGTTGAGGTGGTGGACAAGACAGAAGCAGAAATTGCTGCTGACAATGAATCTCTCGCGGCTAAAGTTCGTGCGGAGCGTGACAGGAAACTTGCTGAGACAGATTGGACACAAGTAGCTGACTCTCCTGTTGATTCTACAGTCTGGTCTGTGTATCGTCAGAGTCTAAGAGACATTCCTTCACAAGAAGGATTCCCACAAGAAGTCACTTGGCCCGACCAGCCGGAGTAAAGCATGGAAGAAGTTAGCCACAAGCAAATCTATGAGCGACTTTGTAAGGTAGAAGAGAAGGTCGATCACATAGACGAGAACACCAGAGGATTAGTTGTTGCCTTCCAAGCGGCTTCTGGAGCCTTTACCGTTCTCAACTGGTTAGCTCAGTTAGCCAAACCGATTCTGTGGATTGTTGGTGTTTCTGCTGTTGTCTGGGGTGCTGTCGAACATTTCGTGAAGCGATGATCCATGCTGGCAGAAATCGCGGCAGCAAACGCGGCTTTCGCGGTTATCAAATCTGCCATACAGAACAGCGGGGAGATAGCCTCTGCGGGTAAAGCTGTTGTCGATTACTTCTCTGCGACCAACAAGATTGAAGAAGAAGTCAAGAAAGCACCAGCGAGCAAAAAAAGCGATCTGGAAGAGTTCCTCGCCCTTGAGCAGCTTAGAAAACAAGAGCAGGAGTTAAAAGAGCTTCTGATCTATCAGGGTCGGCCTGGAATGTGGGACGACTTTCAAGCCTTTAGAGTTAAGGCCAGACAGAACCGAGAAGCCGCAGAGAGGGAAAGAATCCGTGCGGAACTGGCAGAGAAAGCCCGCAGGAAGAAAACGGTAGAGAACATTATGTTGGCCCTCTGGATGTTTGTACTAGTGGTAGCAATTCTTGCCATATCAGGGTTTGGCCTGTATTTATTTTTGGAGAGCAAATGATTCCACTCGCAGCGATTCTAAGTATCGGTGAGAAAGTATTAGATAAAGTGATGCCTGACCCAGGCGCAAAGGCAGAGGCCCAGGCAAAACTTATGGAGTTGGCACAACAGGGTCAGCTTGCGGAGTTGGAAGCCTTTACTAAGGACATGGCATCTGCGCGGGATCGAGAGATCAAAATAGCCACAAGTGAAGCGGCTCCCCTGCTAAACAAGATTGTGACCCCTGTTCTCGCTCTGGGAACTGTCTGCCTTTCTTTTATTCTGTTTGCGGTCATCCTGTTTGTGCCTGTAGACCAGTCCAGCAAGGACATTATTATCTATGTCTTAGGTGCGCTTACTTCCGCAGTCACGATGATCCTCGGTTACTACTTTGGCTCTAGTGTCGGAAGCAAGGACAAGTCCCAACAGTTAGACGAGATTCTGGAGAAGAAATGAACTGGTCAGACTACCACAACTTCTCCGCACAAGAATTTAACTGTACGCATTGCGGCAAGAACGAAATGAAACCAGAGTTTATGGCAAAGCTACAAGCCCTGCGTACAGCCTACGGTGCGCCCATGAAGGTCACTTCTGGCTACCGCTGCCCCCAGCACCCCATAGAGGCCAAGAAAGCCAGCCCTGGCGCACACGCAAGCGGTCAGGCTTGTGACATAGGCATACAAGGTGCAGACGCACACAGGCTACTCAGAATGGCCCTAGAAGCGGGTTTTACGGGGCTGGGGGTTCAGCAGAAGGGTTCGGGCAGGTTCCTGCACCTCGACACCTTAGAAGGTGAGCTACGCCCTACTGTTTGGTCATATTAGGAAGCCCGCAGTAGTCCTCTGTCGTCACAGAGTTTTCACTAGTTTCCTAGATGCCAGTCACTCGCTTGCTGCTGTGCCGCGCCGTGGTGACCTGCGGTGTAAACCTATAATAGTCTAACTGTTGCAGAAATACAACACTACCAGTTTGGAATATCGTCATCCAGTTGGTCAAATGTTTTAGCTTTCTGCGGTGCTGGCGCACTAACAGGCGCATCCTTCGGGCTTACGGACAGGGAGAAATACTTGCGCCCTTCCATCTTGCCTCCTGGCTTTCCCTCTTTTGTCCACGCGGACAGCCAATATTCCTTTCCATCTACATTTATAGACCCTTTGAAATCGGGGTGAGTGTCTTTCTCTTTTTTATCGTTGCGGGCTAACATTCCGCTGTTGGTGTTGTCGTAGCTCATAGCATCTCCGTTTGTGTCAATTGGTCAAACATCTGGTCAACTTCATCCAGAAACTTAATCACTTCCCCTTCTACCCAGTCTATTTCCTCTTGAGAGGGCGTATAACGCCTTATAAAGAGTTGTTGGGCCTCTGGTAGCCTAGAGTCGTAGGAAACGAAATCTACCCACTTGCGGCCCGTACAGGCGCATTGCAAGATCATCTGGGGTTTGTGTTCTTCAGGAACGACACCCGCAAGCACCCACCCTATGTGAGTCGTAGTGTTGGGGCATTTGATCTCTATAAGACCGTCATCCACAAACCCGTCTGGGCTTGCCCCGCAATTTTCTATGCGCGGGTGTGGTACGAATGGCGCATCTTTTACTAGCCGACCAGTCCTGAGTTCGTAGGCTTCTTTGCCTTTTGGCTCTTCCTCTATTCCGCGTGTCATGGCGGGAGTAACGAACTTGTCCACCACATCGCCTGTAAGACGCTCACACAGGATTTCCACCTTCAGGGCTTTACGCTCTGCGGAATCATCTCCATTCTTGAGCTTCTTTACAATTGCCTTTGTACGACTGGCTGTGGCCTT